AACTATAGTTCCTACTCGTCCAAGATGATTAAATGTCAAAGTACATAAAATCATTATGTGAAGATCGTTGCTGCTCAGCTACTCATTTGAGTACCTCAGTAGTATTGATTTTCACCTCTTGTTTTACGACTTTACCAGCCTTAAATCTTTCATTAAGTAAGTAATAAGATTTCAAGTTTGTGAGATGCATATATATTTCATATATGGCCTCTAAACTCAATCTCTTATCAGCTTTAGCAAAATGAGCTCCTTCTTCTACGAATGGACAGGTAGACACGAAGTGTCCACTTATCAACCGTATTAGAGAGTTCGTTTGGGCTTCTGAGTAACAAGTAGCCTCTCGAGTGTAAGAACTAATTATAGTTCTCGCAACGGAGTTTCCTTGTCTCTTAACCCAAGCAATTGTCATATCTGAACTTAGCTTTTCGCACTTATCAACAAGTAATTGTTTAATAGGTGGAAGAGCCAAATCAAATTTGAATTGCTCTTGCTTAGTTGGTTTATCCGGAACTAACCCTTTCACGTGTTTTACTAACATTTCAGTTAACCAACTTATATTAAGTTTGTCAAACTGCATTTGAGAGTATAGAACATGTGGTCTAGAAGTTAGCACATAACGTAAAAGCACTCTAAGGTTACCTCTATCCATTAAATATGAATTGAGGGCTCCGTAGATAGCAAAAACGTCCATGTGGATTCGCTTGTCTCAAGAACGTGATTTCATCACCGTATTGAAGACAGCCATAGGCTTGACTGTAAAAGATTTATCTTTTAAGAAAAGACTAATGGCTAGCGAAATTCTTCCTTTAAAACTATCTAAGGATATGAACTGTTTTCAAGATAATGCAGATACTTCTTGGCCAGCAATGGCAAGACGTTTTGCAAATTCTACAACAGGTCTATCCTTAGCAACTACACTTTTCTTCACATTGATAGGAACTCCAATGAGATCCATTACTCGTAAATATTCTTCTGCTAATTTAGCGTCGAATATAACAATATCATCTCCAAGAACCTCATAACGAGTTTCTCAAGATTTTGATAGAGTTAATTTTCACGAGCAATATTGCATTATCATATGATGAGTCAATGCTAACATTGCTCATGAAGATAATGCTCCCATTGGTTGACCAACTGAGTATTTAAGTGGTTGATAGTCTGAAGGACCGACTTTAAGTCAGTATTCCCG